TTTTTCCAATTATCCCGATTAACGTTGGTAGTGATAATAGTCGGTAGAGACCTATCATAACGGGAACGTAGAACCTCGTCAAATGACGTGTTGTCATAGTCCGAACCGTACTCCTTGCCCAAGTCGTCTAGGACTAGAACACGAACGTTCAGGCTATCTTCCTTGCAGCGGCCATGAAACCCTTCCATCTCCAACTGCATCAACTTCTTGGTCTCTGGCTCCGCATCGAACATCATCTTCTTACGGCTCAGAAACTCTGGGAAAGTAAGGTAGTAAATTGGGCGGCACTTCATCCCGTAGTCGTCAGGCTTCATCTGCAAAACCTCACGAGCTTTGTCGTCGTCCTCAGGCAGCATACGGACAAACTCCATAGCAGCCGTGACAGCGTGGGTGGTCTTACCCAATCCAGGACCGCCATCAAACAACAGCCCCACACCGGTACGGCCTAGACCGCCAATCTGCTTAATAATCTGGCCGTCCATAGTTCTCTCTAGCCAGATGTCAATGTCCTCAGGGAAACCGCCAGTTCTCTCAGCGATGTCCTTAGGCTCCAAACCGATGAAACGGCTCGGGATGTTAGCGCCACGTAGCAACCAGTGCTTTTTGTTTGGCGACAACTTGTTTACGTCGTAACTCATTAAGCCCTCCTTAACTTATCTTCGTACTCTGCTAAGTCTCTCCTACCAGGCATCGACTTGTCAAATCGTTTGCCATCCGAAGCATAAATGTAATTCTCGTCCTTGTCCTCAGAGGTCATCTCCAAGTCCTCGGTAACCTTCGTGATGTTCATCGTAATGAAGTTCAAGAAGATACCGTGAGCCTTTTTAGGCGAACCCTTAATCGTAGCCAGGTTGCGCTCGTCCCCAAAGAACCTGTCCATCAGTTCCATCTCCAAAGTGGCAGACACCTCGAACCTAGAACGGTTAGCAGCCAAAGCACCACGCAAAGCGTTAGTGTTCACCAACCCAGGGATACCACGAATCTTGTCATAAACCCTAGCCGAAAACTCTGAAGCCACATCCGCAGCAGTCCACTCCTCCTGAGGTCGCTGCCTACGAGTCTTCGGGTCCCTCTTCGACACCGGCTTGGCCTTAGCCTGAACCTCGTCCTCCAACAAACCAAACCCTGCAATGTCGTCATCGTCGTCCTTCCAACGATTAACCACAGCAACCTCCTTCTTTTTCGGGGCCCTAGCCCCTAAAGAATACGTAGTATTCTTTACTTTAGTAATATCAGCAGTATCAGTAGTAATATCTATATCAGCTGTTGATGTTTCATCTGTGAGACATGGTAAAACACCCATAGCCTCGATGTCAACCCCCTTGGTTTCAAAAGTGAAACATGGAGACAAAAGCTGGTACTTGTTCTTCCAGAACTTACCAAGGTTGCGCTTAGTACGGTGGGTGTCAACTAACCCTTTATCCTCAAGACCAGACATGTCACGCCAAACAGTAGTGCGAGACAAGCCGGTAAGACCACACAGGTCTTCCATAGTCAATTCAACAACGCCAGACTTGCTAGCGTGTCGAAACAATAAGGCGAGTAAATAGAACTCGCTAGGCTTCAGACCTTTGTCCAAAACCTCATCAGGTATCTGCATTTTGCCCTTAGAAATTACGTCGATTAATAGCCGTCGGCTGAGGCTGAGACAACCTGTCTACCACACCAATGACTAACAACGCAAGAAGACTAGCAGCCGCCGCCGCCACAAACACAGAGAAACCAGTGAACTCAAGATACCAAAAGGCCACCAAGTTCAAAGGATAAGTGCCCACAATCTTAACATACCGATAAAAACCTGCGGGCGTAATGAGTTCAATTAGCCCAATAGCAAATGCTGTTGCTAGGGCGGAGATTACTGTTCCAATTAATAGTTCCATGCAAGCATGGTACTACGAGATTCCGATATACTCAAGCCCTGCATAAGTGGAGACGGTAAAAGGCGTGCCAATCGGCATGTATTCAGCCAAGTTAGCCACCAGACGAGGCACCTTAATGTGCCTGTTAGGGTACAGGTACGATACAGACTCATTTGTTGTTCCTGCCCACATAGCCCCAGAAATGTCAGGAAACTCTCCATCAAAGTAATCGGTTGGTAGGTAACTGCTTTCCAACTGAGCGCCATCTAAGTTAATGGTCTGTCCTGTTGTGGTACCTGACAATTTGCAAGTGATTGCTGTGTTTGCACCAAATGTTCCAGGAACGTATACGGTTACATGCAGTCTCTGCTCTGCTGTAGTCAAAGTAACGTTGTCACCAATCGTAGTAATTGGGTCTAAAGCAGTTCCGTCATCCGCAGTTATTGTTAGTCGAACAGTTGCTGTTCCAGAAACGGTTTTTGCGTAAATAGAAAACGTGTAAAAAGAACCAACCGGCAAAGGTGCTGTGGTCACGGTAGTGTAAGAGGACAGCGTGCCGTTGTTAGTTACTGACTGCAACATCGTAGAAGAGCTTAACGCATGGGCAAACGTGCTGGTTACTAGCGAGGTGGGACCGTCAACGATAGTCCACTGAGAGTTTAATGCTTCGAATGAAGGATTGTTCAAGTAGTTGATTTTAGATGGAGCCAAGAACACATTTACTCCACGAGCTTCTTCGTAAGATGGAGTTGAGCTTTCGTACAAAGCAAACTGAACTTTGTCTAAGTAAAATGTTGCTGCTCCACTGAAAGAGAGCCGGATAGCTGCATAAGTAGCCCCAGTTGGAGCGGTCAATGAAAGAGATGCGTTTTTAGCCCAAGTGTTTGCTGTAAGAGAAAACGTTTCACTATTGCTACTTAAGGAAGTACCTTTGTAGTCGTACCAGGTTACCTTAGCCGTAATGCTTCTGCTTGCAGTAGACGTCAACGCAAAAAACAGTAACTGGTAAGCTGTTCCAGCAGTGACAGGGATGCCCAAGGTCTTGGGTTTGTTTTCTCCATTAGAAATAAAACTGCTAGTGCTTGATGCCACGACTTTAGCCGTGTAAGTTTTGTCAGCAACTTTTGTTTCAGACGTGTTGTGGTAAACAGATTGTTCTACAGCTAACGTACAACTTCCTCCAGGAAGCCAGTTCCCTACCCCTTTGTAGAAAGTGCTGTCCTGCATTGACAACATTAAGTTTTTAGTTTGAGTCACAGTAGGCGAGAACCCTGTTAGGCTCTCTGCCAATGTCTGGACACCCAACTCAGTTCCCTTGTTGTTGTGTAGGTACACTGCTTCACGTATTAGGTGCTTTATTGCTCGAAGTCCAAGAGAGTACTCTAGAGGAACACCTAACTGGTGTGATTGAAGCGACACCACTTCTGGAGGGGTAGAAAGGCCAGAGTAGTTTGGCTTAAGAACGTCTGCGTAAGTGAGCAACTCGTCTAAAGTTAGCGAGAATCCTTTAAGAAAAGTGTACAAAGTCGACGTCGGGTCTACGTTGTCAATCGGTGACTGCGTAGCCGTGGTGTACACTTTTGGAAGTAAGTCCATGAACTTGTCGTGGGTAGTTTGTCCTGCTGTACCAGCAAACGCCGAAGACCCGTGGTCTTGCGGGATAATTACGTAAGTGTCTCCAGCTTCGTACCATACGTTGTCATCTTTACGCAGCCACATGCGGTAGTACGCAAACCTACCACCAATTAGCGGAGAGTCGTTGTGTTCGTTGTCATCTAGAGTGTTGTCGAATCCATCTACAAAAGTAGAGATAGAAAACGGCCCGGTAAGCCCATTTTCTTCCCACAAGATAACCCCGTCTTCTTGGGTTTCTGGAAAAGTTACTTGGTTTCGGACAAGACGCACTGCGTTAAATGCCGCACCTTCGGGGTTAGGAAGCGCCGACCAAGTTAGCAACACCTGGTCGTAATCAACGGCAACTGCTGTAAAAGGCTGCACTGAAAACGCCAAGCGTGACTGTTGGCCGTAATAGCCACCAGCATAAATAACGTTATTATAGCTAGGCATTTACAAGCCCCCTAGACGTACTGTAGCCAGACATCCCCGTTAACACCGTCTCCAGAAGAAGGTGCCGAGGTTGAGGCAGTAATTCTTTTAAAACCAAATCCGGTAGTAACAGAAGCTGAAGATGTGGTCAAAGCTACACTAAG